CAGGGGGTAGGTGAGGGGGATGTAGCCTAACGGCATCAAAACGCCTTGTAGAGCGTTTAAAACGGTTTACATAAAACAAGGGGTGTAGTGACCTTTTTATATATAGTGAGTCTAAACACACCATTAACTAATAAATATTTGTTTATTGGTTTATTACTTATAATTTTTTATATATTATGTTCTCATTTCTAAAACAAGCGGATAAACAGGCTCACTTCTTCGTTGGATGCTTCATTGCATTTACAGCGGCGCTGTTCATCCCCATCTTGTATGCCTTCCTTTTAGCTGTTGTGGCAGGGGTTGGTAAAGAGGTATGGGACAGCTTTGGAAATGGGTGTGTAGAATTTCTTGATGGGCTAGCCACTGCCCTAGGGGGTTTATATGTTACTTTGTTATACATTATTCAATGGATTATTTAAATGGCTAAACTGACATTAAATACAATTGGGAGTAGATATGGCTCCATCGATGCTCTCAACGATAATTCCAACTTAGTTGAGGCGGCGCTAGAGAATACATTGTCTCGGGATGGCACTGGCCCGAACAACATGGAAGCTGATCTAGACATGGACAGCAACTCCATCATCAACGTAGATGAAATTAGTGCATCTCAGATTGATGTTGGTAGTCTCCTCATTAATGGTGTACCAGTTGCCCCTACAGGGTTAAGCTTTTATGGCTTAGGCAAAGAGACACAAGTTGCCACATCTAACCAGACAGTGTTTACCCTAGGTAGTTTAACCTATGTACAAGGTATTAATAACATTCAAGTGTATGTAGATGGTGTATATCAAAATCCATCCACTTATGCTGAAACATCCACTTCTTCAATTACCTTTGATGCTGGTTTGCATGTAGGTGCAGTGGTTGACTTTGTTCTTTATTATATGGACAACCTAGGATATACAGTGGGTAGTAATGCTACACAGTATAATCCCGCTGGTGTAGGCGCTGTAACCACTAACGTACAAACTAAGCTACGTGAAGTTGTCAGCGTCAAAGATTTTGGCGCTGTTGGTAATGGCACAACAGACGACACTGCGGCAATCAACGCAGCTATTGCTTCTATTTCTACAGGTACAAACGGTGGTGGCACTGTATTCTTTCCCCGTGGGAATTACCTAACCACCAGCACAATTTACTTGCCTCAATCAATTATTTTGCTTGGAACGGGAAGAAGGCCGGGGCCAATAGCAGGAAACCCTGCAAACATTGAAGGTTCTTGCATTATTGGCAAGCACTCTGGGGCTGCGGTTGTAAGTTGTAAAGGGTCTGCTTACACAGGTCTTCAGCACATTTCTTTGTATGGGGATCAAACAACACCACCAAAGACGGGTTTGTGCGTCGGTCGCTCAACTGGCGCTGCTTCTGCTGGCCGTCAATATTTTGAAGACATTTTGATTTCTGGTTATTTCACGCAAGCCGCAATTTATTCGATTGCTGTTGAAGAAAGCACTTGGTTAAATGTTGATGGCTTGCTTCTTGGTGGTGGTGCTAAATACACGTTCTACACATCCAAGACAGATGATTTAAATGTTGACTCATTGGTGTCTTCATCAAACTGGTGCGCCAATACCTTCATTGGTTTCAACCTTTTGAACCAATCTTCTGAAGCCAATAGTGCTGCCATCTACATTAGTGTGGCTGCTGGAACGCAGGGCTGGACTTTCCGCGATGGTTTTACTGGGATGACTAGCGGAGCAAATAGTTCGCATGTTTGGCTTAACGTAACCGAAGAAAGTTTGTACGCAAGAGACTTTGTTTTTGACTGCGTTGGAAGCGAGTCAGTATCTAATGCTTCGCCACCAATTCAAGTGTTTAAAGTGTCAAGCAGTATTGGGGCTTGTTCATTGCGTGGATTGGTAATCAGAAGCTGCACCCCCGGTCAGGTTCTTGGTGGCACACAATTTTATTTGAACTCTGCTGATGACGTTATTCTTGATGGATTGGTTTTGTACGAAACAATCAGCGACTACCCATCTAGCGTTTGGCGAATTACAAATGGTGAAGTCAATACACCACAACAAAATTTAATTGTTCGCAATGGAATTATTAGTAGCACACTAAATTCTAGACAAACTATTCATCAAGGTGTTTTAGGTCAAGTAACAAAAACTCTTTCTTTAAATGGAATTTACGGCCCTGTAAGATTTACAGGCACAGGCGTAAATGCCATGACGATCCCAAGCACGGTAGTGATGACTGGCTTAGTGCAACGAAATGTCTATGTAGAAATTACCGCAACAACAACACCTAATCAATTTAAGTGGTCAGTTGATGGTGGTAGTACGTTTGTAGCTAGCAATGTTCCAATTACAGGTGCAAATCAACTTTTGCAAGACGCAATCTACATTGTATTTTCGCAAACCACTGGTTTCACGATAGGGGATAAATGGCAGTGTTTGTTTGATCCCGTTCTATTACCCACAGTAACGCATTAAGGATTAATCATGGCAGATAAAAAAATATCAGCGTTAACAGCAGCGTCTACCCCTTTAGCAGGTACTGAAGTACTTCCAATTGTTCAAGGTGCGGCAACAGTTAAAGTTCCTGTAAGCGACTTGACAGCAGGTCGTGCAGTTAGTGCAACTCAAATGACACTCACCGCAGGTAACTTAATTGTTGCAAGTGGATACGGCATTGACTTTTCTGCAACTACTGGTACAGGCACAAGCGAATTGCTGGCTGACTACGAAGAAGGAACATGGACTCCTACTAACATCGGTGGCGCTTTGGTAGTGGTAGGTACATTTAGTTCAAGCGGCAAGTACACAAAAATTGGCAATGTTGTCACAGTGTCTGGAACGTTAAACGGCACAACATCTGTTGCTATTTCTGGTGGTGCAAACGTGGTTTGCGGTGGGTTGCCATACAGCGCAGCATCAGCAACACTTTGTGCTGGAGTTGCAGTAAATGGAGGCGCTACAGGTGACGCTACTCTTTACGCAAACTCTGGGGTTAACGTTGGAAGCGTTACTGCTATGGCAGCAACGGCAAGTATTTTCTTTTCAATTACATATTTAGTCTAACCCGTACCAGTTCGGACAACTGGAAACCTTAATGTGTAGCAGGATAGCTACACTGGAAACAAGGAAAATATCATGGCTCTTGAAAAAGTTATCTCTGTTGATTTGATTGAAGTCATTGAAAACGGCTCAATCCAAGTTCGCACCAAAACCACTATCAAAGAAGATGGCGTTGAAATTAGCAGCAAGTTCCACCGCCACGTTGTCGTGCCCGGTGCTGACGTGAGTGGTGAAGATGCCAAAGTGCAGGCTATCGTCGCATCCATCCACACTGCTGACGTTGTGGCCGCATATAAAGCATCTATTACACAACCAGAGTAATTAATTTATGCCTAACGAAGTAAGCCATAACGAAATATATGAACGCCTCATTGCTGTAGAAAGCAAGGTCGATACAGTGTCTCAAGATACTAAAGATGTTGTAGCTGCTTTCCATGCAGCACAAGGGGCATTCATGGTTTTAGATTGGCTTGCTCGTGTGGCTAAACCATTACTAGTAATAAGTGGGTTCTTAGCTGCCATTGCCGCTGTATGGTCTAATCACAAGGTTTAATATGTTATTAGAAACAATTGTAGGTGCGTTAGTTCCTATTGGTGTTGAAGGTATTAAGCAAGTTATTGGTAAGTGGGCAGGGAGTGTTAAAGCCGTTACAGTTGACGATCAGATTAAACTTGATGAAGCTGATATTCGTAAACTAGAAGCAGTGGCTAAGATGGATACTCCCGTTGGACAGCCAAGTCAATGGGTAATTGATCTACGTGCTTCTGCTAGATATATTGGCGCATTGTTAGTAATTGCAGTTGGTGTATCCACACTATACATTCCAGTGGACATAACTATACAATCGCTAGCCTTAGAAGCTGCAAACATTGCATTTGGTTTCTTATTTGGTAGTCGCATTGTTGCTGGATTCAAACGATGAAACTCTCGTACAACTTCTCACTAGCAGAATTAACTAAATCAGAATTGGCGGTAAGGCGTGGCATTGATAATACTCCTTCCTTTAGTGTCATTGAGAATCTACAAAGACTCGTTGATAACATTCTACAACCAGTTCGGGATAGATTTGGCCCCATTACTGTTACCAGTGGCTACCGTTCAACCAAAATAAATGTAGCAGTTGGTGGTAGTACACTAAGTGACCACATCCTAGGTATGGCAGCAGACATTGAAGCACCCGGTTTAGATAATAAACAACTAGCCTTATATATACGTGATAACTTTAAGTTTACACAACTCATCCTAGAGTTTTATACAGAAGGTCAACCGCACAGTGGTTGGGTACATGTGAGTTACGATGAGAGTGATTTAAAATGTGTTGTTCTTACAGCCGTTAAACAAGATGGTAAAACAGTTTATTTAAAAGGAATTTGATATGCCGCTTAAAAAAGGTAAGAGTCAGAAAACTATTTCTGCAAATATTAAAGCTGAGATGAAAAGTGGTAAGCCACAGAAACAAGCAATTGCAATTGCCTTGAGTAAAGCAGGTAAAGAGTTACCTAAACGCGGTGAGCGTACAGCAAAGAACAAGGCTAAAAAATGAAACCTGTTTACGTCATTTGGGAAGATGCTTCTGAACTTGACGTAACTGCTTGGACTGAACATGACGAGGGGTTTGTTTACACCCCTGTGTTATGTACACAAGTAGGTTTTGTTTTATACGATGGCCCCGAAGGTCTTATTTTAACAGAGGCATTTACTAGTAATGGTGAAGTAGCTAGACGAAATCAAATACCTCGGGGTATGATTAGGAGTGTAGAATGGTTGACCGAACTAAGTTCCTTGATGGTAGTGGAAAAAGAGTAATATTACAATTGTTTAAAGAGTTTGCACGCCCTGATGTAAAGTTTAAACCGTTGTACTCCATTCAAGAATGGAAAGATGTATTCTTGGATAGCCGTGATCCATCAGAATATCTTCCTGCACAACTGTTGTTAGGAGATTGGGAACATTGGTTAGAAGTACGTAATCATGTCCTGATTAAACCACATGTAGATAAATGGCAAGCTGAGTTGGAAGTTAAACTACGTTCGGAAGCCATCCATCAAATGAAGAGTCATGCTAAACAACCCGGTGGCACTGCTGCTGCTAAATGGTTGGCTGATAAAGGATATGCCCAAGAAGGCACTAAGAAGCCTCTAGGACGGCCTAAAAAGGAAGAGGTGGAGCTACCCCATATCCCTAGTCGTATTGCAGGTGATATGGCTCGTTTAGGAATTGTAATTGGAGGCAAGAAATGAGCTTAAATACTCAAGTTAAATGGAATGCATTACGAAGTCTAGGGTATTCTGGCACTCAAGAAGACATGGAACTATCGTTCTATTTAGCTAATGGTGCTACCAGTTATTCACTACGTGATGCTGAGATGCAGTTTTTAACTGCTAAAGGATATACTTTAGGTGTAGTTGAAGACAAATGGAAAGCCTATTTATTAGCACAAGGATTTGTTGGTGCAGTAGATGACATGATGGTTAGTTTTTGGAATGATGTAGCCGACATTCTTGTTGACAACTTACTACTAGAAGATGGTAATGCTTTGTTACAAGAAACTGGCAGTTTTATTGTTTTGGAGTAATCTATGCCTTTTATGACCAATGGTAAACGTGATTACAAAAAGCAATATGCTAAATATGACGGCAAAGAAGATGTAAAGAAAGATAGAGCTAAACGTAATGGTGCACGAAGAGTTATGGAAGCTGAAGGTAAAGTAAGCAAGGGTGATGGTAAGGATGTAGACCATAAGAAGCCTTTGAGTAAAGGTGGTAGTGCTAAACGTACTAACTTGCGTGTTACTAGTAAGGCTGCTAATCGTAGCTTTCCTCGTAAAAAGAATGGAGCTATGAAGTGACTAAAGATTCCAGACTAGAACGTGCTGGTGTTTCTGGTTTTAATAAGCCTAAGCGTACACCTAGCCATGCAACTAAATCACATGTAGTTGTAGCTAAAGAAGGCGATAAAGTAAAGACTATTCGCTTTGGACAACAAGGTGTAACAGGTGATAAAGAGCCTACTGCACGACAAAAAAGTTTTAAAGCACGACATGCATCAAACATTGCTAAAGGCAAAATGAGTGCTGCATATTGGGCAAACAAGGTTAAATGGTAATGACAGAAAAAGAGCTAGTAAGGCAAGCGGCAGAGGAAGACCTACTCACGTTTATTCGACTAGTTGCACCCCACCGTGTATTAGGTTCGGTGCATGAAGAGTTGTGTGCTTGGTGGCAACGCCAAGATGCTAAGGATAACCAACTTGTACTTCTCCCTCGGGATCACCAGAAGAGTGCAATGATTGCCTATCGCGTGGCGCATCACATTACTAAGTATCCTGAAGCAACTGTACTATACGTATCAGCTACAGCTAACTTGGCTGAAAAACAACTTAAAGCCGTTAAAGATGTGTTGTTATCGGACATCTATCGTTTCTATTGGCCTGAAATGGTTAATGAGATGGAGGGTAAACGAGAGCGTTGGGCTGCTGATGAGATTAGCGTAGATCACCCTAAGCGTAAGGCAGAGGGTGTTCGTGATGCCACTATTAAGGCTGCTGGTATCACAGCTAACGTAACAGGACTACATTGCTCTGTAGCCATCCTAGATGACGTTGTAGTGCCTGATAATGCCTATTCACAGATTGGTAGAGATCAAGTAAGGGCATTCTATTCGCAACTATCATCCATTGAATCTACAGGTGCTAAAGAATGGGCTGTAGGTACACGCTATCACCCCGGTGACTTGTACAAAGATATGATGGAGATGACTGAAGCATATTACGATGATGTCACTGAAGACGATGTAGAGTTAGAAGTTTACGAGACATTTGAACGCACTGTTGAAATTAATGGTGAGTTTTTATGGCCTAAACAAAGACGTACTGATGGTAAAACATTTGGCTTTGACCAAAAAGAACTAGCCCGTAAGAAAGCAAAATATCTGGACATTACTCAGTTCTATGCCCAATATTACAATAATCCTAACGCTGTAGAAACACAGCTTATTGATCGTAGTAGATTCAATTATTACGAAAGGGATAAGATTGAAAACTTTAGCGGTGCTTGGTACTTTGGTGATAAGCTTCTCCATGTCTATGCAGCTATGGACTTTGCTTACACAGTCAGTAACCATTCAGACTTTACAGTTATTGCTGTAGTAGGTGTAGACGAAGATAACAACTATTACGTACTTGACATTGATCGGTTTAAAACAAACAAGATTTCTGTTATGTACGATAGGGCAGAATCAGTGTTTAGGAAGTGGCGATTTAAAAAGATGCGTTGTGAAGTGGTAGCTGCACAGCGACTCATTGTAAGCCAGTTTAGAGACTACATGCGTAGTCAAAACATTGTCTTTACCATTGACGAATACAATCCACCTAAGACAATGAACAAGGCAGAACGTATTGCCTCTATCCTAGAACCTCGATATACCAACAATCAGATTTGGCATTATAAGGGTGGTAACTGTCAAGTGTTGGAAGAAGAACTCATTATGAATAACCCAGAACATGATGACGTTAAAGATGCTTTAGCCGCTTGTGTTGAGATTTGTAAATCCCCTGTGTCTGGTAGGGCATGGGGTAAGAAAACAAACATCATTGCATTCAATTCAAAATTCGGAGGCGTGGCATACTAGCCCGTAACATATGAACGAAAACTTACAAGTTAGTTTTAATGACGATGCACTAGCAAATAAAATTGCTGATATGTGGGTGCGATGGGATACCAATCGTGCAGTCTGGAAATCAGATCAACAAGAGTTGCGTAACTATTTGTTTGCTACAGACACTCGTAAAACTAGCAATAGTAAACTCCCTTGGAAGAACTCCACAGTAACACCTAAACTCACTCAGATTAGAGATAACTTACATGCTAACTACATGGCTGCGTTGTTTCCATCAGAGAATTGGTTTTTCTGGGAGGCCACTGATAAAGGTGTAGAGCTTACTAAGAAGCGTTATGCCATTACTAATTACATGAAACAGAAGTTAAAAGCATCTAACTTCCAGCTTCTTGTATCTCAACTTGTTTATGACTATGTTGACTTTGGTAACGTAGTTGTCACATATGACTATGTTCGAGACATTATTAGTGACGCTACAGGTAATGTGGTTAGTCGCTATGTTGGCCCTAAAGCCTACCGTATTAACCCTACAGACATTGTGTTTAATCCACTAGCTGAGAACTTTGATAGAACTCCAGTAGTTCGTAGAATGCTTAAGTCACTAGGTGATTTGATGACTGACATTGAGACTAAGCCAGCATTAAACTATAACAAAGGTGTCATGGATAAGGCATTACAGTTCCGTCAGAACTATCGTGATGATCCAGAGTTCAAGAAAGAGTTGAACATGGCTATTGATGGCTTTGGTAGTGCTGATGAATACTTGGAAAGTGACATGGTTGAGTTGTTAGAGTTCTGGGGAGACATTTATGACCCAGACACGAAGACGCTTTTACGCAACCAGTTAGTAACAATTATCGACCGTAAGTGGGTTTTACGTAAACAACCTAATCCAATGTGGACAGGAAGCAAACCATTGTTTCATTGTGGTTGGAGGTTACGTACTGACAACTTATGGGCACAAGGCCCACTAGACCAGTTGGTTGGTATGCAATACCGTATTGACCACTTAGAGAACTTGAAGGCAGACGTATTTGACCTCATTGCCTATCCAGTTATGGTGGTTAAAGGTAACACTGTAGAAGAGTTTGAGTATGAACCCGGAGCCACTGTATTCGTTGGTGATGAGGGTGGGCTAGAGTTCCTACGTCCTGATGCTACAGCATTGCAAGCAGACCTACAGATTAACGAATTGATGAACCGCATGGAGGAGCTTGCTGGAGCGCCTAAACAGGCTATGGGTATACGTACCCCCGGTGAGAAAACAAAGTACGAGGTACAGAGCCTAGAGAACGCTGCTGGACGTATCTTTCAAAGCAAGGTAAGCTGGTTTGAACGAAACATCTTAGAACCTCTCCTAAACGGTATGTTAGCTGAATCTGTACGTAACTTTGAAGGTGTTGAACGTATCCGTACAATTGATGAGGATTATGGTACTGTATCCTTTGTTGAAGTCACTAAAGATGACTTAATGGCTGCTGGTAAAATCTATCCCTTAGGTGCACGACACTATGGTGAACAAGCTAGGTTTGTACAAGAGTTGAATCAAACTATGGCTGCTGTACAGGCTATGCCTACGGTTGCTGCCCACATTAGTGGTAAAGCCATTGCCAAGGCATTGGAAGAGAATCTAGGTTGGCAGAACTACCGCATTGTACAAGACAATGCTATGATCTTTGAACAAGCTGAAACTCAACGATTGATGAATCAAGTAGCTGAAGACATCCAAACTGAGGCCACTATTAGCCCTGAAGGGCCAGCAGTTG